ATGCGAAGAGCTGGATTACCTGTACAAGAATTTATACCAGATAAAGATAAGATAGCAAGAGTATATGCTGCATCTCCTATGATGGAAGCAGGAAGAGTATGGATACCTAAACATAAAAAATGGTCTGATGATTTACTTACAGAATTATTACAGTTTCCACATGGTGCTCATGATGATCAAGTAGATGCATTAACTATGGCAATACATTTTATGAAAGAGTCTTGGCATTTAACACATCCAGATGATCCAGAGTATGAAGATGCTCCAAGAAAAAAAAGAGTTGCATACTGGAGAATTTAAGTTTATAATGTGTAAATAGGAGTAACTATGGCAACAGAAAAAAATCCCTTTGAACAAATAGAAAAAGAAATTACTAATGTAATACAGCTTCCTGAAAAGCAAGAAGAAGGAGAACCATCTTTTGAAGTAGAACCTGATGGTGGTCTAACTGTTGATTTTTCTTCCACAGAAGAATCTGTAGAAATGGGAGCATCAACAGCAGTTGGTGAATGGTATGGTAATCTTGCAGAAAACTTAGATGAAGAAACTTTAGAAGAAATATCTGGAAGTGTATATGATAATTATGTTGCAGATAAAGATTCTAGAGGAGAATGGGAATCTATGTTTGAAAGAGGATTTGATTTATTAGGATTAAAGATACAAGATACAACAGAACCATTTGAAGGTGCATGTACAGCAGTTCATCCTCTTCTTATAGAATCTGCTGTTAAGTTTCAATCAAAAGCATCACAAGAATTATTTCCAGCTAAAGGTCCAGTTAAAGCACAGATATTAGGTAAGGTAACTCCTGATAAAGAACTACAAGCAAATAGAGTTCAAGATTTTATGAACTATCAGGTTACAGATCAGATGCCTGAATATTTTGACGAGTTTGAAAGAATGCTTTTTCATTTACCTTTATTAGGTTCAGCATTTAAAAAAGTATATTATGACGAAACATTAAAACGACCTGTATCAGAGTTTGTTCCTATAGACCAGTTTTATGTTTCTTACTATGCAAGTAATTTACAGAAAGCAGAAAGATATACTCATGTTATCTATCGTAATCCTGTAGACTTAGCAAAAGAAATACGTAATGAAGTTTATTCTGATTTAGATTTACCAGAACCAGCTAATCCAGTTCAAACATCTTTAGCAGAAAAGATGGATACTATTTTAGGATTATCTCCTAGCTCTGATTTAGATCCACAATATGTTTTATTAGAACAACATTGTTTTTTAGATATTAAAGATTCAGAAACTGAAGAAGGAGAATCCTGTCCATATATTGTAACAATAGAAGAACAATCAAGAAAAGTTTTAAGTATTAGAAGAAACTGGAAACCTAATGATGCTACAAAAACAAAGAATATGCATTTTGTACATTATCGTTTTGTACCAGGTTTTAGTTTTTATGGTCTGGGTCTAATGCACTTCTTAGGAAATATAACAATGACTGCAACAGCAGCTATGAGAAGTTTAGTAGATGCAGGACAGTTTGCAAACTTACCAGGTGGTTTTAAGGCAAAAGGAGTTCGTATGGTTGGTGACAATGAGCCTATTGCACCTGGTGAGTTTAAAGAGATAGAAGCATTAGGTGCTGATTTATCTAAAGCTATTGTGCCATTACCTTATAAAGAACCTTCTACTACATTATTTCAAATGCTAGGATTTATGACTACAGCAGGTCAAAAGTTTGCTGATAGTACAGAACAGGTAATTGCAGATGGTGCTAACTATGGACCAGTTGGAACTACAATGGCATTATTAGAAGCATCAAGTAAATTTTTTACAGCTATACATAAACGATTACATAAATCACAAAAAGATGAATTTAGAATTTTAGCACAAATAAATTTAGATTACTTACCAGAAGAATATCCTTATGATGTTCCTATGGCAGAAAGAAATATATTTAAAAAAGATTTTGATGGTAGAGTAGATATTATTCCTGTAAGTGATCCTAATATACCAAGTAATGCACATAGATTAATGTTAGCACAGATGGCATTACAAATGGCACAGCAATCACCACCAGGAATGTTTAACTTAGAAGTATTAAATAGAACAATATTAAATGCAGCTAATGTTCCTAATATAGATGAAATATTACCACCTAAAGTACAACCTAAAGAATTAGATCCTGTATCAGATATTATGGCAGCATCTAAAGGAATGCCTATTGCAGCATTTGCAGGACAAGATCATGATGCACATATACAAGTTAAGATGGCATATTTAAATGATCCACAAAATGGAGCTAATCCTATTATGGCAAAACTACAACCTATCTTAGCTGCTAATATACAAGAACATTCTGTAATGAAATATCAAGAACAGATTAATGGTATGACACAACAGAAACTACAACAAAATGTTTCACCACAAGATGCACAGAATCCTGCAGTAGTACAAGGTGCTATGGCAGAAGCTGCTAAAGAAGTAGCAAATGCAAACGCAGCTATGGGATTAGTTAAATCTCCAGAGCAACAAATGGTAGCATTAGAAGAACAGAAAGTAAAACTAGAACAACAAAAACTACAATTAAAAGCTATGCAAGATAATGCAAAAGCAATATTAGATGCACAAAAACTTGAGATGGAACAAAGTGAAGTATTATTAAAAGTAGCTGATAGTCAACAAACAAAACAATTTAAAGAACAAAAAGCACAGGCAGATAGATTAAGTAAACAACAAATGAAAGCATTAGAAGCTTTAGTTAATATGTCTCTTGAAGAGAATAGAATTGAAAGTCAAGAGAAAATGAAATCTGCTGAACTATTAACAAAATTAAGTCAATAAAATATGAGTAGTCCTTTTGAAGAAGCTATTAAAGCTTTTGGTGACGAAATTCAAAACTTAAAAAATATTCTTGGTGATGGTAGTCCAGAATCCTATGACCAATATAAACATATTGTTGGTACAATTAGAGGTATTGAATGGGCACGTCAAGAACTTATAACTATTATTAAAAATATAAATCAAGAAGAGGAGTAACATGCAAACTGTACCTATGGGTCGTTCCATAAAAAATGACATGTGGATTACAAAAGAAGAAGTTCCTAATCCAAATGTTTTACCAGAACTACCAGGTTATCATATTCTAGTGAGACCTGTTAGTATTAAATCAGAAACTAAAGGTGGAATTATTTTACCAGATTCTACTAAAGAAGATATGGCTTATCTTACAACTGTTGGTCAAGTAGTAGCAGTTGGTGATTTAGCTTATCATGATATGGAAAAGTTTCAAAAAGGAGCTTGGTGTGGAGTAGATGATTATGTCTGCTATGGTAAACATGCAGGTCAAAAAATAAAATATAAAGGTATACGATATATTTTATTATATGATGATCAAATTATTATGAAGGTAGAAAGTCCTAAAGATTTAGATCCTACCTTTAATTTAGCTGTAAATAGTGAATAATTTATTTGCGTAGATAATAATCCTATTGTATAATTAATTTAAAACGTAAATCGTTTGTTTCGTAAGCAACGGAGGTAATATGAAAGATGACGAAAAATGGGAAGCTGTAGAAGCTTCTAAAGAAGAAGAAGAAAAAATAGAGGTTGAAGTAGAAGAAGATGATGGTTCTCCATCTAATGTTGAACCAGAAACTATAGAAACTAAAAAAATTGAGGAACCTAAAGAATTAGAAGGCATAGAAACTAAAGGTGCTCAAAAAAGAATAAGACAGTTAATTAAACAAAGAAAAGATAAAGAAGACCAGATAAATAAATTAATTAAACAAAATGAAGAACTACAAGGTTTAGTTAAAAAAAGAGAAACTGAGTTTTCTACTGTAAGTAAAAAGAATTTAGAAGTAACAGAAAAACAATTAACAGATAAATTAAATATGGCTCGTGTAGCATATAAAAATGCATATGAAGCTGGAGATCAAGATAAGCTTTTACAAGCACAAGAAATGTTAAATGAAGCTCAGGTCGATTTAAAAAATGTAAATGTTACTAAAGAAAAGTTTAAACAGGAACCACAGCAACAACCTGTTCAACAACAATATCAACAACCTGTTGCTCAACAAGCACCAGATCCAAGAGCTCAAGAATGGGCACAACAAAATACTTGGTTTGGTAAAGATAATGTAATGACTGCAGCAGCATTAGCTATAGATGCAGAATTAAAGCAAGAGGGATATTCAACTAATGATGTAGAATTTTATCAAGAGGTTGACAAAAGAATTCGAGAATCATTTCCTACTAAATTTCAAGATGAAGGAAATGTTCAAGATAATCGCCAGCAGGTTACGTCAAAGCCTGCTCAGGTGGTAGCAGGAGCTTCACGTTCTACTCCTAACCCAAAGAAAGTTAGACTATCTAAAGATGATGTTAGACTAGCTAATAAGTGGGGAATACCACTTGAACAGTATGCTCTAGAAAAAAGGAAAGCTACTCAAGCTGACGGAGAGTATACAAATATTAACACTAGACGTGGAGGGTAACCAATGACACGAATAAATAACACACGTAGTTCTCAACTCAGAGAAAAGAATACTAAAGAACAAACAACATATACTTTTGAAGAACCAAACTTATTAGAAATACCTGAACCTATTGTAAATCGTTTCAATGACGCAGGTATGACATTAGGATGGATAAGACTTACATTAAAGGGAAAAGATGATGTTTCTCATATAGGTAGGAAAATGCAAGAAGGATGGGAGTTTGTTTCTCAGGAAGAAGTACCTGAGATGGAACATTCATCTATCGTGAGGGATGAAGGTAAATACGCTGGAGCAGTCTGTCGTGGAGACGTTGCGTTAGGTAAAATACCTACTGGTCGTATTGACGCTAGAAAGGCATATTATAAGGATAAGACTGATTCATTAATGGAAGCAGTTAATAGTCAATTAATGAAGAATAATAATTCTAGAATGCCAATCAGTAATTCAAGTAAATCTCAAACCATTAGAGGAAGAACTCCAAAATTTCAGAGTTAATTCTCTAATACTTTTTTAACTTATTAGGAGGAAACATGGCTCATACAAAAGCTTTTCAAGGTTTCGTTCCTGCTAGGAAAAAGGGTGGAGCTTACAACACTGGTTCTTTCACAGATATTTTTTCACCTACATCAGGTGGAGCATGTACTAATAAAATATTCACAGGAGACCCTGTTGTATTACCAGGTGCAAATTTTGCAACCATTTCACCTTTCATAGCAGCAACACTAAAACCTTCAGGTGTATTTGCAGGGTGTTCTTTTGTGTTAAATGGCGAACAAAAGTTTAGTAGACATTGGACAACAGGAACTTCTGCAAACGGATACTCAGATGTTAAATTCTTTATCATCACAGATCCAAATCAAACTTACTATATTCAATGTTCATTATCATTATCTGCTAATGAATTAATGGTACAAAAGAATTATAATTGTACTGTTAGTTCTACAGCAAGTTCTGGTGATACAACAACTGGAAACTCTAGTTATTATTTACTAGCAGCTTCTGGTGGTGAAACAGAACAAGTAGCAAGAGTGATTGGTAAGAAAAAAGATGGTGAAGAAAATGACGACTCTGATGCTTTTCCAATCGTTGAAGTATTTTTAAATACGCACAGAGACAGATATGTCACTGCAACTGCGTCAACTGCATAATCTAAAGGAGAATAATATATGGCTATAAATAGAGCAAGTATTGCTAAAGAACTCCTACCAGGATTGAATGCAGTTTTTGGTACGGAGTATGGTGAGGTAAATGACGAACATCAACCTCTTTTTGAAATAGAAAATTCTGATAGGGCTTTTGAAGAAGAAGTTCTATTTACAGGATTTGGAACTGCACCTGTAAAAGGTGAGGGTGAATCAGTTTCTTTTGATGATGCTCAAGAAAGTTATACAGCTCGTTATGACAACGAGACTATAGCTTTAGCTTTTGCTGTCACAGAAGAAGCAATGGAAGACAATCTATATGATACTTTTGCAAAGTTAAGAGCAAAAGGATTAGCTAGAGCTATGGCAAATACTAAGCAGGTAAAAGCTGCTAAGATATTTAATAATGGTTTTAGCACTGCAGCATCTGATGCTATAGGTGATGGTCAACCATTCTTTAGTGCATCTCATCCAACTATATCAGCAGGTACGCAGACTAACTTATATACTGGAGCAGCATTATCTGAAGCTTCTATTGAAACTGCTGTTATACAGATTCAAAAGACTAAAGATGATAGAGGAATATTAATAGGTGCACAAGCTGTATCATTACATGTTCCTGTTGATTTAACTTTTACTGCAGCTCAAGTATTACAAAGTGAGTATTCAACAACTACTGCTGCTAATGGTGGTAATGGAATTACTAACGTAAATGACATTAATGCTGTTAGAAGTATGGGTGTTATTCCACAAGGTTACTTTGTGAATAGAAGATTCACTGATACTAATGCATACTTTTTCAAAACTGATATTCCAAATGGTGCAAAGATGTTTAATAGAACACCTTTACAAACCAAAATGGAACCAGATTTTGATACTGGTAACTTACGTTTCAAAGCTAGAGAAAGATATTCTTTTGGAGTATCTGACTGGAGAAGTTACGTAGGTAACGAGGGTGCATAACCACTAACCACTGGGGAGGGTAGTAAAATACTCTCCCTATATTTTAAGGATAATAGATGGCTAAAAATATAACAGCAGTAAATAAATCAGGTGGAGATGGAGTAATTATTGCAACGAATGGTGTTACAAGAATAGTAGCTATTCATGCATATTCTACTATAGCAGGTACATTTGCTATAGCTGATAGTACAGGAGATAAGATAAAGTTTCAAGTTCCAGCTAGTGGAACAGCAGATATTTATATAGGTGATATGGGTGTTAGGTGTGATGCAACAGTAAGTGTATCTACTCCTAATTCAGGTAGTGTTACATTATTTGTAGGCTAGATAGATGCCTAATTTTTCTTTTCTCAAAACAGATATAATAAATACAACAGAAAATGATTCTACAGAATTTGCAGATCAAATACCTTTTTTTGTAGAAAAAGCAGAGATACGTTTAATAAAAGATTTAGATGATGTAGGGCTAACAGAGTTTAGCTCTTTTTCTTTTACAGCATCTAATCCAGTTGTTAGTCTTCCTGCTGAAACAAGAATTATAAGAAGTGTTAATTTTAAAACAAGTGCTTCTTCTAATATAACAACTCTTTTACAAAGACCTTATGAGTATGCTATAGATTACTTTCCTTATGCAAGTGCATCTACAGGTACTCCTAGATATTACTCTAGAAAAAATCAAACATCAATATATATAGTACCAACTCCTGCATCTGCTTTATCAGGAGAAATATCTTATGTGCGTAAACCATTAGGTTTAGCAAGTGCTACAGGTACAAGTGTAACTACAACAAATTATTTTAGTGAGTTTTGTTATGATGCATTATTTTATGCATGTATGATAGAAGCAAATAGATTTATGAAAAATCCTAATGGTGTACAATTATACCAAGCTGATTATGTAAATGCTGTAGAAGGCTTACGTAATCAAGCAAGAAGATCAAGACAGGATAATATGGAGACTGCACATAATCCAAGTGGTGGTCCTAATGTTTTAGTAAAAGGAAGTAATTAATTATGGGTAAAACTAAAGTAGGTGATTATAATAAAGGTAAATGGAAAAAACCAATAGTTAGGGTATATAAACCTAGAATTTATTTTGGAGAGAAAGATAGAGTTGAATGGCATAAGGATTATGAAAGTAATCCAAAAGGTTTTTCTTTAGAAGATTTAGCAGAAGAACAATTTAATAAAGGTGGTATAGTAAAAACTAAAAAGAAAAAAAAGAAAATAAAAAAACCTAGAGGTGTAGGAGCAGCATTAAAAGGTTATGGAAGAGTATCTAGATAATGACAATAGGTAGGTCAAATATTAGAATGCAATTAACTAAAAGATTACAAAATAAAAAAGTTAAAAAAAAGAATAAAAAGAAAAAAGGTAAAAAATAGTGGCAGGAATAATAAATTCAAAAGCTTTATCTAGACAATTTTTAAAAAGTAGTAAAGAACTTGTTAAAAAAATAGATAACTTTATGTCTAGTCCTGATAGTTATACACCAAGTAGTATATCTAAAAGTTTTAGACAGTCAGGTAAAGCACATTTAAATTCTTTATATAAAGAGTATGCAAAAATATATGAGAATTTAAATCCTGGTGCACCTAAAAAAGAAATTAAAAAAGCTGCAATTAATGCTGTATTAAAACAAGATAAAGAAGGATATATACCTTTTACAAAAGAACAATTAATGAAAGAAGAATCTCCTTTTTATGAAGTTCCAACAGAACAAACATTAACTAAAATTGGAACAAAAGATGCTAGATTAAAACAACAACCTAGAAGTGAAAGTAGATTTGGTGTTGGTGGAACTGAGTTAGTACCTGAAGGACCTTTATTAAAAGAAACTGTTGATGTACCTGGCGTAGCTCAATCTAAATCTATACAAAAACCTTCTGATATTGTTGGTCCTGCAGATGATATGTCTGCTAAAGTAAGATTTTCAGATGAATTAGGATTACTTACAGATGATGTAGGAGAAATAGGTGGTGCTGGATATGTAGAAACTGCAGGATTACCTGGAGTTCCTTTAGAAGGACAGTTTATACCTAGATCTGCAGCAATTAAAAGTGAAAAACTTGAACCATTAATAATTAAAAAGAAAGAAGTTCCAGGTGTTTTAACTGGACCTCAATCTAAAATTAAAGGAGAACTTAGAAGTGTAGGAGGACCACAATTAGATAAGAATGCTTTATCTAAATTTGTGTTTGATAAACAAACTGGTTTATTAAAATTTATACGTGATTTAAATCAAATTGCATCTGGTAAAGAAGATAAAGCAACTAGAAAAGCTAATTTAGAGATTGGTAATATTTTTTATGATTTAGCTAGTCGAAAACAAGGTGAGACTGTTAATGTTGCTAAAAAAAATAAAAAAGGAAAACTTCTTTTTAATAAAGATGGCTCTGTTAAAACAGAAAAAAAATATGCAGCTTTTAGTCAAGATAATCCTAAAAACTGGAATCAAGTAAAAAATAATAAATTAGTTAAAGATGAATTTGCAAATTATTTTGATAGTCCTGAGTGGAAAAATATTACACAAGGAAAAGGAACAGGATTACAACTTAAATTAGATGAAGTTTTAGGATTAAAAGAAGTTGATAAAATTAGAGGAACACAACCCAAAAGTAAAGATAATCTAGTTAAAGTATTATTAAATGAAGTTTTAGGTACGTTAATGAATCCTAATATAATTAATCCTAAAATTAGGTCTAAGACTGCTGAAATATTAACTGAAGAT